GCAAAACAAATTTTATTATAACTTGTGCTTATACTTTAGTAAGATGATCTTAGAAAATTATTACTGGCTTTTTCCTAAAGCAGTTCCAGAAAGAATATGTAATGAAATAATTTCGTTTGGAAAGTCTTGTCAGGAAGAGCAAGCTCTAGTTGGAAAATATAAAAGAGATATGAAATTAAATAAAAAAGATATTAAAGATTTAAAAAAGAAAAGAGACTCACAAGTTGTTTGGCTAAAAGAAAGATGGGTGTGGAATTTAGTAGAGCCATTTGTTCATGAAGCAAATAGATTAGCTGGTTGGAATTTTCAATGGGATTATTCTGAACCGTCTCAATTTACAAAATATAGTAAAAATCAGTATTACGGATGGCACGCTGATTCTTGGCCTAAAGCTTACGACAATGCTGGGGGTGAAGACCATGGTAAGATAAGAAAAATTACTTCTATGTTAATGTTGTCAGATAAATCAGAATATGAAGGTGGAGACTTTGAAGTAGACACAAGACAAGAAGATCCTGACATAAAGAAAAGCACTACAGTTAAAAAAGTTGATTATGCAGAAAAAGGAACCTTAATTTGTTTCCCTGCTTTTTTATGGCATAGAGTTAAACCTGTAACAAAAGGAACTAGATATTCAATGCCAACTTGGCATTTAGGAGAACCTTTTAAATAACATGAGCTTTACATATAAAGAGATAAAAAATTTATTACCAAAAAAACAATACTTAATGATTAAAGATTGTTTGGAAGATAGTTCTTCTTTTCCATGGTTTTTAAATAAATCAGGAGCGACTGTTGAAAAACACGTTGAAAAACAACAAAGTAAAAAATTTAAAAACATAGAGGAGCATCCTTTATTGTTTAACATGATGTATTTTTATCAAGATGAGCAAGGGTTATCAATGGATCAAACAAGATTTCACGAACCGCATCTAAGATTAATTTGGACAATATGTAAACAATTTGTATTAAAAGAAAAAATAAAAAAAATACATATTTTAAGAGCTAGAGCTAATTTAATGCTGCAAGTAAAAAATTTTAAAAAAGATGGGCACAATACACCACACATTGATTTTGAGTTTCCTCATTACATATTGATTTATTACATTGATAATACAGATGGAGACACCTTTTTATTTAAGAAAAATAATTCTATTATGGCAAGAATAAAACCTGAACCAAATAAATTATTATTTTTTGATGGTTTAATATATCATGCATCTAGTAATCCAGTTAAAAATAAATCTAGAAAAGTTATTAATATTAGTTTTACGAAAGGAGATAATTTAATATGAGTTTTAAAAAAGATCAGTACATAGTAATTAAAAAAGCTTTACCAAAAATCTTGATAGATTTTTTGTATCATTATTTTCAAAATAAAAGAAGAGCAGCACATATAATGTTAAACACTAAATTTTTATCTCCTTATGATGTTACATGGGGTTATTGGAACGATCCTCAATCTCCAAATACTTACTCTCATTATGGAGATGTTGCTTTTGATACTGTGTTGGAAGGTGTTAAAGATAAGATAGAAAAAGCTGTTGGTTATAGTTTAATACCCACATACTCTTACGCTAGAATATATAAACAAGGAGACATATTAGAAAGACATACTGATAGGTACTCTTGTGAAATATCTGTTACTTTGCATATAGGTGGAGATAAAAAGTGGCCAATATTTTATGATCCAGAGGGTAAAAAAAATCAAAAAGGAAAAGCTATAAATTTAAATCCTGGTGATTTACTTATATACTATGGTCACAACGAACATTGGCGAGAGCCTTATGAAGGAGAAGATTATTGTCAAGTTTTTTTACATTACAATGATGCTAGAAAAAAAGAAAACATGCAAAACAAATATGATGGAAGAGGGTTTCCTGGTTTACCTAACTGGTTTCAAAAACAACATTTATGGAAAAAATAACTGTTAATGAAGATAGTATTTTTTTTAAAAAGAATTTTTTAAAAAAACAAGAGTGTGATCAATATATTAAAATTGCTAAACACCCTTCTAAAGATATATGTGAAAAATGGTCTATCGATTCTGTTGATACGGTATATTGGGAGGAACGTTTGGTAGATATTAGTGATGACCCTTTATCTTTTAAAATAAAAAAACTTTTAGAAAAACAATTAAAAATAAAAATTAAATTAACTAGGGCACAAATTCAAACTTGGATGCCAGGAACACATTCTTATTTACATAATCATGAGGGTGATCCTTCTTTGTGGAATACCGTTGTATACCTTAACAGTGATTTTAAGGGTGGTGATTTTTATACTAGCAATGGTATAAGTATAAAACCAGAGATTGGTTTATTAATATTATTTAATGGAAAAAAAATAATGCACGGTGTTCGTAAAGTTAAAAATAAAAATAGATACACTCTTATTTTTTGGTGGAAGAAATGCGAATACTAGCCATATCTCCAAGTCATGATAGTAGTGTGGCTGTTTATTCAAACGGTCAAATTGAATTTTTTGGCAAAGAAGAAAGATTTACTGGATACAAAAGAGATGGTTATCCGTTTACAACTTTAGAAAAAGCGTATGATTTATTTAAAGGTAAAATAGATCATGCAACATATAGTTGGCTTCCAGATGATTGTCACAGGTTTGAAATTTTTCATGCATACTTATACAAAAGATTTAAATTAACAATGGCTTATCCTCCTCAATCTTGTCATCATTTAAATCATGCTGCGTTAGCTTTTTACAATAGTAGTTTTAAAGAGGCGTTAACATTTGTAATTGACCGTAATGGATCTTGGAATGAAAACAAAGAGAGAGAATCAGAAACTGTTTTTAAATGTTCTTATCCTCATACCTTTCAAACATTATACAAAAGTTATTGGAGTCATCAATATCCTACGTTTGGAATAGTTAGAGTTTATGAAGCAGCTACTACTTTAATGGGTCAAGGTGCGTTAGAAAATGGAAAAGCCATGGGACTAGCATCTTATGGTAAGAATAAAAAATATGATAAACTTTTTGTAGGACACAAAGCTTTACACGATAAGTTTGAAGAAACCAATAATGAATGGGGCTCTGCTATATTTAAGGGACAAAAAGATAAAATAGAAAAAGACATTACTTTATCAAACTATCAATTTTATGCAGACGCTGCAAAACATGAATAAAAAATATATGTCTAGTCGGTGGCTATGCTTTAAATGTTGTAGCCAATAGTTTCTTTATAAAAAATTTACCTGACTGTAACTTTTATATAGAACCTGTCTCTGATGATACTGGAACTAGTTTAGGTGCGGCTATGATTTTATATAGACATGAAACTAAAGATAAAAATATATACAATGTACCAAATAATTTTTATCATTATTATAAAAATTCTAAGGAACAATACGGTGTAAAAAAATCAATAAAAGATTTGTGTAACATTTTAAATAATCAAAAAATATTGGCTTTATTTGAAGGGGCTCCAGAATCAGGGCCCAGGGCTCTTGGACATAGATCATTACTATTTGATCCACGAAATAATTTAGGTAAAAAAATAGTAAACAGTTTAAAAAACAGAGAGTGGTACAGACCTTTTGCAGGAGTTATATTAGAAGAAAAATTTCAAGATTATTTTGAAACATTGGGTTTAAAAGAATCACCTTACATGACTTTAAGTTTTAAGTGCAAACCTATGATGAAAAAACAATTTCCATCAATAGTTCATGTTGACAATACGTGTAGAGTTCAAACTGTAAAAGATGGATTTTTGTACGATCTTTTAAAAGAGTTCTATAAAAAAACAGGTTGTCCTTTTTTATTAAATACTAGTTTCAATACAGCAGGTAATCCTTTGATTCATACCAAAAAAGATGCGGTTAAATTTGTAGATAATTGCAACAACCCATCCTTTGAGGGTGTCTATTTTGTAGAGGATAAAAAACTATATAAATCTAATTGATTATACTATAAAGGTGGTATATTTTACCGTAGGAGAATTATATGCTACAAAAGATAGGTTTTCAGCCAGGTATCAATAAACAAATTACATCAACAGGAGCAGAGGGTCAGTGGATCGACTGTGATAATGTAAGGTTTAGATATGGCACTCCAGAAAAGATAGGTGGTTGGAAACAGCTGGGCGGCACTAACTTTTTAACTGGAGCTGGTAGAGGTCTTCATCATTTCATAAGTAGTACATCTATTAAATACTCTATCATAGGAACTAACAGAATACTGTATGCTTATTCTGGAGGTGTGTTCTATGATATACACCCTATTAAAACTACAACAACATTAACAAGTGCTTTTACCACAACAAATGGATCTCCTACTGTTACAATAACTTTTAGTGGTTCTCACGGCATAGACGCAGGAGACATACTGTTATTAGATAATTTTTCTACAGCAACTAATTCAAATTTTTCAGCTTCTGATTTTGATGATAAAAAATTTATGGTAACTTCGGTTCCTTCAGCAACAACTTTAACTATAACAATGTCATCCAATGAATCGGGATCTGGTGCATCAACATCAGGAGGTGTTAGAGTGCAACACTATTATCCTGTTGGACCTGCTGTTCAAGCAAAAGGATTTGGTTGGTCATTAGGAACTTGGGGTGGAGAAGAAATAGGTGCTACATTAACCACTTTGAATGGTGCAATAAACTCTTCTACAACAACTATAGTTTTAACTGATGCAACTTTATTTCCTAGCACTGGAACTAACTTTATAAAAATTGGAACAGAAGAAATATCTTACACAGGAATATCAACAAACACTTTAACCGGTGTTACTAGAGGAGTTCGTAACACTACAGCTGCATCGCACAGTGATGGTGCTACAATTACTGACACATCAGATTTTGTGGCATGGGGTGAAGCTGCATCTGGAGACTTAGTTGTTGAACCTGGAATGTGGTCTTTAGATAATTTTGGTGACAAAGCAATTTGTTTAATTCACGATAGCGCTGTTTTTGAATGGGACTCTGCAGCTACAAATCCAACAGGTAATAGAGCAACAATTATAAGTGGCGCACCAACTGCATCAAGACACATGATAGTATCTACACCGGATAGACACTTAGTATTTTTTGGAACAGAAACAACTATTGGAACACCCACTACACAAGACGATATGTTTATTAGATTCTCTGACCAAGAGGATATTAATACTTATACACCAACAGCAACCAATACAGCTGGTACACAGAGACTGGCCGATGGATCACAAATCAGAGGAGCAATTAGAGGTAGAGATGCAATTTATGTTTGGACTGATACCGCTTTATTCACACAACGTTTTGTAGGGTCTCCTTTTACATTTGCCTTTTCACAAGTTGGAACTAACTGTGGATTGATTGGACAGAATGCATGTGTAGAAGTTGATGGTGCAGCTTACTGGATGTCAGAGAATGGTTTTTTTAGATATGCAGGTAGACTAGAATCTTTGCCATGTTTGGTAGAAGATCATGTATATGATGATATAAATTTAGAATCTGGTAATCAAATGATATCTGCTGGATTAAACAATCTTTTGTAAACAGAATGGTTGCATATAACTATTTTGACTCTTCACCACAAAGGCCAGTTTGGACAAATGGAAGTTTAGCCAGAACAATGTGGAAAGACTCAGCTGTTTTTGGTTTACCACATGCTTTAGAATATGATGCAGACACCGACTCATCTTTTGATGTTGTTGGTAACACAGAGGGTAGAACAACTTATTATGAACATGAAACAGGGATTGATCAAATTAGAGGTGGATCAGCAACTGCAATTACATCTAGTATTGAATCTGGTGATTTTGACATTACACAAAGAAGAGCTA